TACATTTCTTTTTGGCTACTTGGCCCGTGGTTGGCATATGGCTCACCTCAATGGGTATCTGCACCATGGCTTTCAACCTTAATGGTTTTAACTTTAATCAGTCCATCGTTGACGCAAACGGCAAGATCGTTCCAACATGGGCTGACGTTGTAAACAGAGCTAACTTAGGCTTTGAAGTTATGCATGAGCGTAACGCACACAACTTTCCATTAGACTTAGCATCTACTGAGTCTACAAACGTTGCCTTAACAGCACCAGTTATCGGCTAAATATATAATAACCACCCATGAAAACAGGAATAGAAAAATTTAAAAATGTTATAGATCCTGATACCTGCAATTTTATTATTAAAGGTATTGAATCTAATATAGATAATGCAACTGATGCCTCCCATGCGTATGGACAACATGTAATCGCTAAAGAACTACCAGTAATATCTACTGAATTAAATAGTATTATTCATAACTCTGTATCAAAAGCTGTAGAGCAGTATAGAGATATATATACTTACTTAATTGTTTCTCGTGATACAGGCTATAATCTTAGGAGGATATCAGGTGCTACTAGAGCACATATAGATAGTGGAGCCGGACGTGATAATAGAAATGTATCTATCATCGTCGGTCTGAATAGTGACTATGAAGAAGGAGAGTTCCACTTTCCAGTACAAGATTTTTCGACAACTGTCAAACAAGGAGAGGCTATACTCTTTCCTGTTTGGTTCATGTACCCACATTATGTAGATGCACCTATTGGTTTTAGGTACACTATTAATACGTGGTTACAATATTAACGCCACGTCCGTTCATCGCTTATGCGACGCATGACAACCTAGCATGGAACGGGGCTAGGGTATATGGGAGATTACAATGCAAGTAACTTACGTATATCGTGGCATTGCTTACACAAAATTTGTGAAGTAATAACAGCAGGGGAGCACCTCAGAGTCGGACTCCCCCGCCTTTGGCTTTTGCCCTCTAAGGAGGATACCTTTAGCCGTCTAGACGGTGTGGATAGACACACAAAAAATCTCGAGAAAAATTTGTACAAAGCAATATCAATCCTTAATTAATCCATATCAATGGCACAACAGAACAGCACATTGACCACGAGTCTAACTCGTCCGGGTCAATCGAATAGTGCAGGCGACCAGAGAGCCCTCTATTTAAAGTTGTTCAGCGGGGAAATGTTCAAGGGCTTCCAGCGAAACACAATCGCTAGGGATCTTGTAATGAAGAGAACCTTACAAAACGGTAAGAGTCTTCAGTTCATTTTCACCGGTAGAACAACAGCCGAGTATCATACACCCGGCAACAGCATACTAGGTAACTCCGACGGAGCACCTCCAGTAGCTGAAAAGACAATTACATGCGATGACCTATTAATCTCAAGTGCATTTGTCTATGAGCTAGACGAGACACTAGCACACTACGATCTAAGAGGAGAAATCTCTAAGAAAATCGGCTACGCATTAGCAGAGAAGTATGACAGAAAGATCTTCAGATCAGTTACAAAGGCAGCTAGACAAGCTAGCCCTATCACTAAGACCAACTTCGTTGAGCCCGGTGGTACACAGATACGTGTAGGTACAACTACAAACGCATCTGACGCTTACAGCTCTACAGCTCTAGTAAACGCTTTCTACGATGCAGCTGCTGCATTTGATGAGAAAGGAGTTTCTGGTGACGGAAGAGTTGCTGTGTTGAACCCAAGACAATACTACGAACTAATACAAGCTGTTGGTTCTAACGGTCTTATCAACAGAGACGAGCAAGGTGACGCATTACAGTCAGGTAATGGCATCATCGAAATTGCTGGAATCAAGATCTTCAAGTCAATGAACATTCCGTTCTTTGGAAGATTCGGTACTAAGTATGGTACAGGTTCCTCAACAAACCCCGGAGTAACAGATCCCGGAAACACAGGAAGCTTCACAGAAGTTGAAATGGTTGACGAGACAGCTGGTACATCAGCTACTAAGACTGTTAACTCTTACGGTAATGGTACATCTGACTTCGAGAACTCATGCGGATTAATCTTCCAGAAGGAAGCCGCTGGTGTTGTTGAAGCAATCGGACCACAAGTACAGGTAACAAGCGGAGACATATCCGTGGTTTACCAAGGTGACGTAATCCTAGGTCGCCTAGCAATGGGAGCTGACGCACTTAACCCTGCTGCTGCTATCGAATTATTCGCTGGTACAGCAACTAAGCCTGCTGCTTTCTCATAATTTATATTTTATACGGGGGCTTCGGCTCCCCTTTTTTCTTATGGCTACCACAACTATTGAAACCGATACCGAACTATCCGCAGTTAACTCAATACTGGGAGCTATCGGACAAGCACCAATAACACAATTAAAAGATCCCACCACTGGAGCTATAGCTAACGCTAACCCAGAAATACAATTTATATATAATCTACTACGTGATGCAAACGTTGACACACAGTCGGAAGGCTGGCACTTCAACAGAGAACGTCATGTAACATTTAACAAAGATTCTGTTACAAACAAGATAGCTATATCAGATGACATAGTTAAAATAGATTTACCAGATAACTGGAGCAGAAGACACTACAACTTTGTTAGACGTGGTGGATTTCTGTACGACAAGATTACGCACACTGATGTCTTTACTGACATGGCTGATTCAATCGAGTTAGATGTAATTAGATTATATAACTACGAAGATCTACCTCCAGTATTTAAAAGATATATAACTTACAGAGCTTCACGTACAGCAGCTACACAGCTCGTAGCTAACCCACAACTTGTACAACTATTAGGACAGCAAGAAGCATTAAGTCGTGCTGCTCTTATGGAGTATGAGTGCAATCAGGGTAATCATAGTATGTTTGGATTTGAAGATGAGACAGCATATCAAACTTATCAACCATGGAGAAACCTTAGAAGATAATGGCAGGCATTACACAAACTATCCCTAGCTTTAATCAGGGGATTTCAGAACAACCAGATCACTTAAAATTCCAAGGGCAAGTTAGAGATATTGTTAATGCAATTCCTGATATTACACTTGGACTATATAAAAGACCGGGTGCAGAACGTATAGGAACCTCACCTCTCGCTAACGTACAAAGCGGAGGGTCTTGGTTTCATTACTTTCGTGATGAGACAGAAGGATCTTATGTAGGTCAAGTAGCAGCTGACGGTCAAGTCAGAGTCTGGCGTTGTAGTGATGGACAACAGATGACTACAGCCTATGGTACTGGTGGACAGACAGCTATACAAAATTATCTTGCAACAAATGAACCAGAGAATTTACAATTCCTTACTATCAACGACACTACCTTTGTTAGCAGTCGTGATAGTTCTAACGCTAATACTTTAGTTGGCACAACAGGAACAACAGATGATCGACCAGAAGCTCACTGTGCTATGGTTGAATTATTACGAACAGAAAATGGACGTCAATACGGCATTAATATATACGATAGCTCTGCTTCTTCTAGCCTCACTACTGTAAAACGAGCAACTAAAGTTAAGATTACAGGCAACAGCTATGACGAAAGTGATGGCTCAGGTCATTGTCCCGGTATAGGTACAGAGGTATATGCTGTTACAGCTGCTGGAAGTTATGGTGCTACAAGTAATGTAGTACATGTAAAGAACAGTAGTGGTACAACAATAACTACAGGTAAAAATAACTTAACATTCCGTGTTACAGCTTTAGGTCAGCAAGGTGTCAGCCCTAACTATAGTGCTAGCAGTAATGGACCGGGCGGACAAAACTACAGATGTAGCTACAACCTCGAAGTTGTTTTACTTCATGGTGGAGAAGGCTGGGATGTCGGTGATGTTATACGTGTAGAACCAGAGCATGCAGCTACTGCTAACAGCTCTGATGGTCAAGCATATATAGAAGTTAGTGTAACAGAAATAGAAACTACTACTGTTAAAGCAACATTATCTAGTGCAGGTGACGGTCTCATACGTCCAGCTCCTACGCCCTTTGATGCTGATACAGCTGTAACTGCTGATACTATATTAGCTGGTATAACAGCACAGTTACCTTCTGGTATTAGTGCTAAGGTTATAGGACCGGGTATATATCTATCTAGTGCTAACCCGTTTAACGTCGAAATAGCTGAAGAAGACCTCATGAGAGTCTTTCAAAAGACTATTAACGAAGTAACATTGCTTCCTAATATGTGTAGACATGGGTATATAGTACAGGTTAAGAACGCTAGAATGTCTGACGAAGACGATTACTACCTAAGATTTGACGGAGAAAACCAGCTTGACGGAACAGGATCTTGGACAGAATGTGCAAAACCGGGTATAGCTAAAACTTTAACAAACATGCCGTTAGTTATACAGCGTACAGCTGCAACTACATTTACTGTTAGGCAGTTTACGTATCAGGATAGACGAGTCGGTGATGATAATACTAACCCATTACCTACATTTGAAGGTAAACGTATCAATAAAGTATTGTTTTTCCGTAATAGATTAGCATTATTAGCAGGCGAAAACGTCATATTATCTCGCCCCGGTACACTAGGTACACCTGATTTCTTTATAGAATCAGCTCTTACTGTATCAGCTAGTGACCCTATTGACATATCTGCTGCCTCTATGTTCCCATCTGACCTATTTGATGGTATAGAAATCAATGCTGGACTATTAGTATTCAGTACAAACCAGCAGTTTTTACTATCTACAGATGATACTGTGCTAAATCCAGACACAGCAAAACTGCGTAGTGTATCTACATTTAACTATAATAAAGATATACCTCCTATATCACTAGGTACTACCATATCTTACCTTGATAATTCTGGTAAATTTAGTCGATTAAACGAGATGGCTAACACATCCAGAGAAGGAGAGCCTGATGTTGTAGAAATTAGCAAGCTAGTGCCTACATTATTACCAAAAGATCTAGATTTATTTACTAATTCACGAGAAAACTCTATTATATTGATAGGTAAAACTAACTCTGATATAGTATTTGGGTATAAATATCTTGCTATAGGTGATAAAAGACAGCAACAAGCATGGTTTAAATGGAAACTAAACAATCCATTACTGTATCATTTTATTATAAATGACGAATATTTTTTTGTAGATACAGATAACTTTTTACAAAGTATAAAACTTGTACAATCAGACGATGATCCTACTATTGTTAGGGCAGATGATCTAAATTTTCAAATACATTTAGATAATCATACTACAGTTAGTGGTGGTAGCTACAACTCCTCTACAAATTTAACTACATTTAGTGGTGTTAGTTGGCTTTCTAATGTCACAACACCTAACTATCAGCTTGTAGTCATTGATGAAGGTGGTACACCAGCTCCTACTGATGGACAAGGTAGATATGCTGAAGCTACAAAAGATCCGTCTTCTAACACTTTTACAGTTCCCGGCGATTGGTCTAATACAACTGTGCGTATAGGTTATTTATACGAGTATTTAGTAGAGTTTCCTAGAATCTATCCTAAGAAACAGGTAGGAGAACAATCTCGTGCTGATGTAAATTCATCTCTTATTGTACATAGAATCAAATTACATTTTGGTAAAATAGGTATGTACGAAACAACACTAACACGTATAGGAAAAGATGATTACTCTGAAGTACATGAATCTACAGCTATGGATTCATATTCCGCATCAAGAGTGCCTTACTTAGAAGAGGATATTAAAACTATACCTGTTTACGAAAAAAATCACAACGTAGAAATTAAACTTA